TGTTGCTGTTCAGGTGTAGGCTGTGATGCCTGCTCTGCCTGAGCCAACTTAGCCATCAGTTCTTCACGGTTAGACAGGTTCATGTTGTCAATGATTGACTGAATCAACGTGTTGTACAGTGGGGACTCTGCTGGCATGGTTTGCAATAACTGTACAAGTTGCGTCACTTCGTATTCACGAGCAATGATGCCTAGAGTAGACGTAGTGTTAAACTTGTAGTCCTTGACAGGATAGTTCTCTGGGTCAAACTGCATGTAACGACAAGCAGCCATCTTAACAAAAGGAATCAAGAAGGACTGTTGGAAGTTAATCAAGGTACGCTTGTGGCGCTTAATGATTGCACCAAGAGACATACTGATACCAGCAGCCGTAGCGTCACCATTAATGCTGCCGGGAATACCAGCGGAGTCAATAGCACCTGTAGACATCTGAACCATCTTCTGTAGTTCTGCTGCCTGTGCAAATGTAATCTGACTAACCTGACCAAAGTTGAATGGGTTAATGACAGACTTAGGGTCGCCATTGGTCAACAAGATTTTACCGGGGCGTACTTCTGGACGAGAGCCTCTAGGAAGGCGTGTAGCGTCCATAGCCATCATTGGGTGCACAGTTAGTGCTAGAGCATCAATACGTGCCCGAAGCTCTGTGTCAAGCGCCTTTTGGCTGTTGTAACCCTTCTCACACACACCACGTCCCCAGAACCTACCGGGAACTACATCCCAAGGAAAGGCTACTACAGGACGATCCTGCATCATGTATGGGTTAGCTTCTGCTTTTAGTAGGATGCCTCCATTAGCCACAACCACAATAGCTTCGACGTAATAGCTGGCATCTTCATCGTTCTCTGGTTCCTCTAGTTCAATATCAGCAATGTCTTCGTCATCGTCAAGCATTGCTTCCTTCTCACCAATCTCTAGTAGATAGCGAGGCACAAGTCCGTAGTATTTCGTTAGGCGTACTTTGTCCTCGTCGTAGCTTGTTAGGTCTTGATCTGGCTCTAGGTCGTAGTCACTAGCCGCCTGACCTACGTACACGCTTCTGTAGACACCTTCTTCCTGTAGCTGTTGTACCTTGTGTCGTGGCACAAACTCATCTACAGCAACGCCTATAGCGTCCTCAATAGATGTAGCTACTGGGTCAATCAGGAAGTTCTGTGGCAGTACAGGGCGTAGCTTAACTACTGTACGATCTACAACATTAACACCTACTGCCTGTAGCTGCCCGTCCATAATAGGCTGTGTAGCAGGAGCCATCTCTTTGACCTCCTCTAGCACTACTTCAGCTACACCAGTACCAAATACAGCACTGTTGATAAGACATTCACCTACTTGCTTGCGTATTTGAGTCTTCTCAAAGTCCTCATGCAGTTTACTGCGTAGATACACAACGTCCTGAGACTCTGCGTCCCCCATATCGTCGGTAATGTCAAAATACTTACCACGACCAAAGGTTGCTTCCTCAATCTCAGCTACACTGGACTCTACAGCCTGCTGTAATGCGGGTGAAATGATACGTGAACGCTCACTTTTGCGCTCCATGTCTTCTGCTGCCCAGATTCCACGCCATAAACGGTAGAATTCTTCAAATCTTTCTGCATAATTGGACTCATAGTGGTCTCTCCACGAGTCACACTTAGCTATTACCCAGTTTTCTAGGTGTTCGTCGCTTGACAGAACGTCATTATCGCCGTAATCCATTACCGACCCCTTCGTAATTTTCTATTTCGGGCTGTTTTGGCTGCTTGCTTGAACGATTTAGCGGTAGGAGCGCCTTTACTACCGGCTTTACGCATCGTTTCACCGCTACCGGCCTTAATTCGCTTACGTTTGGCATGAATGTTACTGTATAATCCTTTTCTGGGCATGTTAATATCCTGTTACTGCGTCTAAGACCTCAAGATCATCAATCTCAAAGTCGTAATTGTAGGCTACCTTAGCCAGTTGGTCTGTGTACGCAAAGGCATCCACAAGGTCATCATGTGTTAACGGGTCAGGAAACTGGAATAACTGATCCATGAATCTACTATTCCACTCACCTTTGCCTAGAGTAATCTGACCATTCTCAAATCTACCCTGTAGCGCCCACATGATTCTGTCTGTTTTCTTTCTGTTGCCGTGTGTCAGTTCTTCTACAACAAAGAATCTACCACGCTGCTTCATCAAGTCCATCAAAGGTGACATCACAGCTTGCTTAGAGATACCACGCTCAATGCCTACACTGATAGGTCTGTAGTCTCTAACAGCCTCAAAGATCTTCCTAGCTGTCTCCGCTAAGTCCCACCTACCGTATATAATGTTCTCTAGGTGCCAGCCATTCTCATTTACTTTAACAACAGCAATAGCTGATTCATCCAGCTTAGAGTTTTTAGTTCTCTTCTTACTTACGTCCTCAAAGCCAGCTAAGTCAATGCTTATGTAGTAGTCACCTATCTCTGGAGTTTCACCAAACTTAACCCACTCCTCCTTGAACATCTCTGAGCCTCTAGCTTCAAAAGATGCCATGAACTCTTGACGAAAGGCGTAGGATGACATAGACTTCTTGGCTAGGTCAATCTCCTCTGGGTCTAACAACTCATTGTCATAACTTGTAAAGTGCCATGCAGTATAGGACTCATCGTCCTCTAGCTCTGCGTACTTGTACAGGTCGTAGAAGTGATTACGCCCCATAGGTGTACCAATGAACAATGCAGCACCCTTCTGGTCAGCCAAGGCAGGTCTAAGGATCTGCTCAAAGACTTCAGGCTTCATGTCAGCGTACTCGTCCATCACTAGGAACTTTAGTGACACACCACGCATAGTCTCTGGTCTGTCGGCACCTTTGAGGCTGATGGTTGCACCGTTGACCAGTTTAATCTGTAGGTTGTTTATGTGTGCGTTAGTTACAACAGGGTGCGCCAGTTCCAACAGTGTTTGCCACATGATGTCTCTGGCCTGTCCCTGTGTTGGAGCTACATAGAACACATGACCTTTGTCTGCCTGTAGAGCGTTAACAATCAACATCCATGCTGCTAGTCTGGACTTACCTGTACGTCTACCGGCAGCTACAATCTTAAATCTGGTAGGGTCTTCCCATACTTGTTGCTGCCAATCCAGTAGTTGTATGTTAAGATCAGTCATAGAACCACTTGACCACTAGCTCATCTAAGTCTTTCTCTTCATCACACTCATACTCAGCATCTAATTCAGGATCTCCGTCCCAGTTTAGATCCTCTTGTTGTGCTAAAGTCTTTAGGTATTCTTTGTTAGTGTTCACTAACTATACGTCCACATTACAGGTGTATCAGTAGCTCTAATGTCCACATGCACAAAACCTCCGGCAACACCAATCCCAGTAAAGCCTAACTTAATAGCATTCTTTACTATAGTGTACCTTTGTAGACCAGAGGACACAGCTATGTCCGCTGCTATACCTTGTGCATGTGTACCCGGTTTTTTCTTACCTAGCTCAATAGGGTGGTCAGGTGATCTATAGCCACTTGTGATAACAAAAGGAAAACCACAGTGTTCTCTAAGCTCATCTAGGGCATGGATCAGTTCATCTTCAATCTCATTCTCGCCTGTGGCTTGACACACAAACTCTTCCCTGTCGAAGTATCTAAACATCCGTATATTCGCCCTCTATTGGTTCTTTAGTAACATCAGTTTCTACAGACCCCGCACCTATACCAGAGATGGTTATAGACACCGCAGATCTACCCCCAGCACTATCTTTCTCAAAGTAGCTTAGAGGTAACATGCGATCCATCACTAGTTTCCATGCAGCCGCTTGATTCTTATGTTCGTCATCTAGAGCAGCATCGAAGATAGCATCTAACACCTTACGTGACTTAGGTGAAGCCAACATACGTGCCTTGTACTCATTGATAATACTTGCGTCACCTTTAGGTCTACCCCTGACACCTCTAGATCCTTTAGATTTAGAGACTACATCTGTTTTCCTAGGTCTCCCTCGTTTACGCTTAGGTGGCTGATTATCAATATCCATATGTGTATTTTACCTTCTAGCTTCTCTAAAGAATACAGTAACATTATAGCATATTTTTCTGTGTTTGTCAAGTCCTTTTATGTGTTAATTTATAGTGCGGAAGTTTTCTTTAGTATTCAAGAGGTTAGGTATGTTAGTAAACACTTGCTTTTCCTAGTTTTTTCTAGTTTTGCTTTTGATGTACAGGAGTGCCTACTATAGATTTACAACAGACACCAGCCCTCCCCCCGTCCCCTCCAGCATACCCCAGCCCTCATGTCAACAAAAGATTGCACAAGAGTTGGCATGGTTATTGCATACAAGAGTTGGCACGATTATTGCATGAGGTGTTGCCTAGGGCGCAGCCATAGATGACACGAGATGTCAAGAGAAAAAAAGAGTTGACAAAAGTGGGCAAGTGTGGGCCAGAGTGGGAGCCTCTAGCACACCACAGCACACAAGTTAAAGACTTATATTGCATAACCTTATGACAAATTGATATTAGAAGGATTTGCAGATATCCTTATAATAGACGCCAACAACAACACAGACAGGAGACGACACAATGGAACATGTATCAACAGAAACAGGCGTATTCTTCGACATAGCATGGAATGCTGTAGCAGGCGACAAGCGAAGCGAGGAACACTTGCTGCACTTAATGAACGAGGCGTTACCGTTTGAAACAAGGTTCAAGCTGAAGTTAAAACGGGATCAAGGGTGGACAACGAAGGTGCAATTTCTACACGGTATTTCACGAGAGTTGACCAAAGTAAAACAACAACGAGACGAAAGCGCCAAACAGCTTGAGCCTCTGCACATAGAGTTCTAGACTAGTGCATCATGCGAGCCTATTGACACCAGTAGGCTCCGGTGATTACACTACGTAAAACAACAGAAGAAGAGGATAGACACATGTTA